TAATATCCATTTTAAAAACATACTTAGTGCCCTTAGCGTCTTTTCTTATCCACTTTTCTAGCCGCTTTTTGCCGTAATGCGCGCCCCTCTTTGGAATACTGCCGCAGCTGTACTCGTACATAGGTGCGGTTAATATCGGCTGTAGTACTTGTATAATGCAGTGGTGTACTATCTGGTCGTATTTATAATGTGGCTTTCGTATGCGTCTTACTTTGTGGTGCGTGCCCTCGTTAACAATGCAGGGCGCGTCTACGTGTGCTACGTAGTTACCACTTATTAGCATTTCGTGTACTACGTCTACGTGGTAGTCGATATGCTCTATAACGTCTCTTACGTCTTTTCTATGTCTTTTTCTCTTGCTTGCGTTTAAAATTGCTTTCCTTACGTTTTCTTTGTCCGCGATCTGTACTAAAAGGTGTTTGTAGGTTTTCAAGTTGTGACTTATTCTCCTAAAGGGTTTTCGCTATTGCTGTGTTACTAGCCCTTACCTTTTGCGGGTGTATTTCCACTTGCTAAATAGCTAGGCGTGTTGCAACGCCCTGCGGTGTAGGATAAAAGGGCACATTTTGTTAATGTTCCATAATTAGAAAAGTCTAGGCAAGCCCGTAATTCCAATTCGAGTTCGAAAGCGCATTGTTCACATTCAAAGCGCGCCCAACGTGCAAGCCATTGTTACCATTGCTGCCAAAGCGGGCAAAGTAAAAGCAGCTTGCAGCTCCGCTAAGTCGTGCCCTTAAACCCCTAATATATTTACACTTTTAAAGCGCATAGGGTATGCGGGGGAGTGCTCCCCCGTTCCCCCTGCGTCTTACGACGCTAAAGGTTGTTCGCAAGTCAAGGCAAGCCCGTAAGGCCAATGCGAGAGCGAGAGCGCATCGTACACAGTCAAAGCGCGCCCAACGCGCAAGCCATCGGAACCATTGCTGCCAAAGCGGGCAAAGTTCTGCTGCGTAGTGTTCCACCACGCGCCGTCTGGTATATATGTGCTGTCGCTGCCGCTTACTGTAATAGGCAAGCAGCCGTACTCAGACATATTATGCGCTGACTGGTAGCCGCCACTTGTGCCGCTCATACCAAACGCCGTAGCAGTATAGCCGCTGCCGCTGGTGTTGTATGGCGCTTTCATTTTTACGCCGTACTTGCCTGTAGTGTTGTATACAAGCCCCTGCATAATTTTCCAGATATTGCCCCAGAAATTTTCTGTATGGAATACCTTAACAACGTTGTTTTCTCTCTTGCCCCAAAACTGCCCCTTAGTATTGCCTAAGCCTGCTGCCTTAAGGTGGCTAGCCTGCGACATGCCAGTATACCAGCCATAGCCCCACGCTGTCTGTACGTCGTCGTTAAGCGACATAAGGGTTAATAAATCCCAAATAAGAGCTACCCTGCTCCATGTGTCGCTATCCCACAAGCTGCCGTTAGCCTGTGCGTAGCTAAGCTGTGTGCCGCCTGCTACTGTGTTGCAAGGTGTAAGCCCGCTTATACTGCGTGCCTTGCTGCCTACTACGCCTGCGTCATAAATAGAGCGTGCAAACCACTCCATAATGCTACCGTCTGCTCTCTCGTGTGCGTATGCCTTAAAGTCGCTGTTAAGCTGAATATTGCACACTTGGAAATACTCGTAAGTGCTATCCTGCCAACGCTTTACCCAGCAAGTAGGAAAGAGCGCCATAGCGTTACCGTCGTAGCTTGTGTTAGCTACGTCGCTGGCTGTGCCGTCTAACTTCTTTGTGTAGTCGTTAGGGTTAAGCTCGTAGTCTACTGTGCCGTCTGACTTCATCATAACGGGCTTATTGCCAGTAACAAACCACGCATTAGCCCAGCCGCCTAAGTCTATTTCGCCTGTGCTGGCGTTCATGCTGGCTGGTGTTACGCCTACTGCCATGTCTGTAGCTGCTACTCTTGTAGCTGGGTTGCTATCTGCTTTAGTTCTCTTAAAGCCGTAAAGTACGTACTCCTGCGGTGTAGCTGTCGCTCTGTTAGGGTGGCTGCCTGCAAGTACTCTTAAGCCTGCTGCCCTGTTAACTACCTTATGATCTGAATAAGGGAAAGCAGAAAAGTAGTACTGCTGGTCGTTTGTAAGTCCTGTTACCTCTTCTGTCAAAGCGTCGCCAGTTGCTACGTGGTTAACAACTACGTCGCCGTCTGTCTCGTCTACTGGGTAGTGGTCTGTGTTCATAACGATAACAAAGCCCTTGCAGCTACATACAAGCTGCCCGTCTACCTCTGTGTCTGCTGGCTCTAAAGCCGTAATAGTTACCTTTGCGTCGCCTGCAGAAATATTAAACTGCTGCATGTTTGCGGGTGGTACTCCTACTGCGGCTTTGTCTATAACCTCTGTTAACTCGTCAATAGTAAATTGCTGCTCTGCATAACTCATTCTACGCTGTACTCCTCTCTGATACGCTTTTTAATTGTGTCTGTCGGTGTTGGTATAAATGTAGTTACCTTTGTGTAAGTCTTGTTAGGTACTACGGCAGTTGCGCTGGTTTCTAAAACCTCTGTAACTGTTTTGTTGTCGCTAGCGTCCACGCCCTTAGTAACTGTTAGCGTGCCGTCGTCATTAGTTACAATGATCTGCCCGTTAGCCATAATATCTGTCTGGCTTTCTTTCATACCATAAAAGCGCTCGAAAGCGTCTTTAGCGTTTGCCTCTATTTCTAGCTGCAAGTGCCCAGCTGTCGCCTCGTCTAAAATGTCTCTTATAGTGTCTACCCAGTCTGTAAACTCCTGCTGCTGTGCTGCGCTCCATGATGTAAAAGCGCTCTCTTGGTCGTTAGTCCACTCGGTAATATCCGCAATGTACTGCGCCTCAAACTGCTGCAAATAGCTTTCAAACTGGTTAAAAATGTCTGTCGTGTCTGCCTGCTCTATAAGCCCCGTTACGATACCGCAAAGAGTTGTATTAAGCCTCTGGTCTGTAATAGCTGCCTGCGTAATTGATGTTGCGCCAGCTGCTACGTAAACGTCTGCAAGTGCCAGCTCGTAACAGTCTGCGTTACGTGTAAGCGCTGGTGCTGTAGGCTGTGCAGATAAGCTACCCTGCTTAACTGCTACGTATACGTCACGCTCTGTATAGCTGCAGCGTAATACTACTCTGTCGATACGGTTAAGCGCGCCGTCTGCATTTGCAAGCGTAAGCTGTAGCACACTGTCGTTAATATATCCTGCGCCAGCTATCCAGCCTGCGCCTGCATTTACGTTAACGTGCATGCCGCTGTTTTCTACTACCTTAAGTGCATTAGCGTTAGCATAAAATACGCCGTTACCGATAAACTGCGCAAAGTATGCCCTAAAGTCCTCTGCTTTATACACTCTGTCGCCGCTGTCGCTGTTAAATGGAAAACATTTTTGCGCCATGTTTTTACCTCACTTTCTTTATCTTATCTAGCAGCGTTGGCATGCTCTCGCCAAAAGTTACCTCTAACGTGTGCTTGCCGCTCTGCCATGTCTCGCTTATTTTGGTTATACGCGCGTCTATCCTTATGCCCCAGTTCTTTTCTATCGTGGTTACTACGTCGCCTACGTTAAAATCTTCCTTGTACTGCAAGTTTTTACTTGTGTTAATGGTACTTTCAAACGTCATAAGCTCGCCGTAGTCGTCCAGCTGCGCGTATGCCTCAGTGCTCATAAGCTCTAAGTACTGCTCTGGCGTTAGTCTTGTTTCCTCGCCGTGTTCGTCCTTAACAGTCCAGCTTATATTAGTCATGTCTACGTAAAACTCGTCGCGATCTATGCCCGTTTCGGTTTCGTTCTCTACCTCTTGCGCATATATTGTGCCGTCCTCGTCTGCAGCACTTGTGCAGTAGCATACGTTTTTCATGTTCTCTATGCTTTCTGTGTAGTCCTGCTCTGTGACGTTATCAAAGTCGCGGCTAAAGATACAAGGCGTATTGCCTGCGCTGTTGCCGCTCGACATGTCCGTACCTTTGTAAAGCCAAAAGCCGTAAAGCTGGTTTCTTTCGTTTACGAGTATGTCGTAGCCCAGCTTACCGCTTAAAGCTCTCTCGTAAATCGCGTCTGCTAGTCCGTCGCCGTACTTGGTCGTATAGTCTACGCTCTCGCCGCCTAAGTCGTCCTGCGCCAGCATAATAAAGTTTTCAAACTGGCGGGCGCTTATTGCCTCGTCGCCCACGTTGTTAGTAACC